GTATCAACGAAATCTTGAGTAGAATTTGTGATAGCAGCGAATGGATCCAATACATAGTTACCCGATTCCTCATACGTGCGCTGAGCAATCATGTCACCTAATTTGTTGTACGAAGTTTCTTTAGTCTGCTGATATGGCTTACCTTCAGCGAATCGTACAACTGGGAAATAATTATCTGTGCCTGTTTCCTCAGCTTCTGTACGTACGATCAATGTAGGCCGCAATTGCAGACGATCTGCACCAGGTGCTGAATAATTAAGGAAACCAGATGCGTTATCATATAATGTCGAGTCAGTAAAGACGTTGACAACAGATTCTACACTATCAAATCCTACCGATACTGCATCAGGAGTATTTGAATATTTAGAAACCATCGTAAATTGACGGCCGACATTTAGGAATAAACCTTTCTGATAGATTTTACCTTCGGCAATCGACATACCATAACCGACACCCACCGAGCCTGGGAAATTAGTCTCATCAGCCACTGTAATTCGTTCTTTGAACATTTGTGGAGTAATAAGAAGGTTGGCAACTTGACTTTGATTAGCGCCAATAGAATAGATACTTACGTGTGGAGGTGTCGTATATCCTGTACCTCCAGAAGCAAACTCAATTTTATCGATTTGACCTGTTGCGGTAGTTTTTACTGTTGCCGTAGCACCTGTACCGATACTACGGACAACTTTCATCACGTTGCCGCCATCAGACGTTAGAATAGTACCGTCAGGAATTGTCCATGTAGCAGTGTCGATTTGACCGCCGTGTTGGTATGCTGGATCAGGTTTGATTCGAAGAATTTTTGTACCTTCATCAGTGTCAGTTTCGAAATCAGTATCATCTGTCAAGAGAACAGAAATTGTATTAGATGAATCGACGAGTCTTTCACCTTCGGTAAATGTGTTAGAGAATTCTAGATCTTCTGATTCTTCTACTACTTCAATCGCCGATAAGACAGCAATAGCATCTGCATTAGAGAATGCTGTGACATTACCACCAGCTGAAACATTGTAAGCCCATACCGGATCTTCTTTTGAAATAACTTTTAGAATCTCACCAGGTCTAAAAGTTTCGTCTTCTTGTGTTACATTGTCATCATCTGTATACTTAACATAAAGAGTTTTAAGATTGACTGAATCACTTTCGAAACCATTTTCAACGTGTTCTACGATAGCTTCTTTGAGTGACTGTGTACCTTGAAGGAATAGACCATTGAGACTTTGAGGATCAACTGCAGCACCACCAATAGTTGTATCAAGAATCTTGATATATGGCATTGTATTCTTAAATTCAAATTCGCAGCCATCAATAATAGTACCAGAACGTAGAATATGATCACCAAACTGTTCGATTTGGTGTTGCAAAATAGTTTGCAGTTGGTTTACTTCTCGTACTTGTACAGCTGTTGCCGGCTTGAACAAAATTCGATAGTAGTCATCGCTTTGATCAAAATCGTCAAAGTATGGTGCTGCTGATAAGTTAGTGCTGAGTGGCATCCTTAAAACTCCAAGATTACACGTATTTCTTCGGATTGATTTTCAGATCTATCTACAGGAATATCGTTTTGTAAGTAAATTATAGAACCTGTATTTGGATCAATGTCGCCCTTCGTCAAATCGAGAGCATCTGTATTTGATGATGTTAATTTGGCTCCGCTAACATCACCAACTATTTCACTATTAGTATTGAAACTGCCAACAACGTTTGTGAGAGAAATAATCTTCTTCGCTCCGGAATCTGTCACAGAATGTAATTGAGCTGTGTTAGTTCCTTGTCTAACTGTTTCATCAAGTATAAAAGTACCAGTGCTTGCAGGTCCTGATCCGTCAGTTACGAAGCCTTCAATCTTTAACATTTGATTAAAGTCAGCAAATCTAAAATCTGCGTCGTAAACACCGATTCTATTATTTATATCAACTCCCTCAATTTCTGCTATAGATTTTGATGATTCTCCATAAATGTAATTGCCCTTAGCAAATTCGGGTTTTACATTATTCAGTAGCATACCAGCTGCGGCATCTACAGGAAGTGGTGGAGAAACATTATGAGCGATACCTTCTGACTCCACATGTACATAATATGCATTACAAGCTACAGTAGTTGCAGTAGCAAATGGAGGAGTTTCTGCTAAATTCAATCGATCTGTCAGCGTTCCTTGGGCAATTGTAGTAATAAAATGATTTGTTCCCTGATGTATATATACATGATCACCTACATCAAAGTGTTTTTGGAATTCATAATCACCATCGGCTAATAATTCTGTGCCCAACGAAGTATTCGATTGAAACGTTCCATTTAATTGTAATCGAGTAAACTGAATAATTTTTTCATCTTCAAGGAACGTACCACCATCACCGGTATGATACAGCGCAACATTTGCAAATTGTGGATCTCTGATAATACCAAATTGTGCAAAACTATTGACTGGCTCGACTAAGTCAGACTCATCTCTTAAATACTGCATATAAAACATCATACGCTTAGAACCAAATTCTACAGCTGTATTGGCGCCATGGCCTCCCTGTGGAGGTAGAATAGGTCTGACTGTTGCTGCGGTAACATTAATAGGTTCTAGATTAATATCGATAGCCGGCTGACCCTCTAATACCTCAGCAATTGCAAAACTATAATTTGCTCCACGCTGCAGTACGTCGACTTTATTGACACTATTTGATGCGTTAGGATCGATAATAGCTCGAGCAATTGCCTCTTGAGTTTCTTGACCGTCACCTGTTACTTTTACTTCAGGATAAATCTCATACGTTGTAGTTGCATCAGGCAAAACAGTAAAATTAGATTCTAATTCAATAAATACGCCATTTAATGCTTCAATCTCAACGGATCGGATAATTCTTTTAAATTGCCCTACACCAACACCACTCGTCAAGTAGATAATAGTATTTTGAAAGTAGTTAGTCGTTTGTGCCGCACCGCCAGTTCCTGCTGGTAGTTTATAAACGGTTGATGCTGCAGTAAAACCGTAATCGCTGAAATTAGAACCAACACGGTTAAAGTCAGCGAGAGTAAATTTACCAGTCAAATAGTTGTTATAGTTTTTTCCAGGTAAATCGACTTTAATAACATCAATTGCGCCTTCAGCTGCATTTGTTTCGATGGTTGTATTTGCTTCAATCGGAATATATTTTTCTGTAGCAAATTTATTAAAAGTTGTAGAATCAATAGAATACATATATTTCCATTGATAACCATCTGATGTCTCGTAATAATCATCGCCTGACTCGAATAGATCAGCGTCATATCGAGCATCTTTAAATGTTGGCTTATCAGTACTTGCACCACCATTATTATTATAAAGACACTTATAAACATGCTTATATGAATCTTCGTCTACGACTACATAGAAATTAGAATCTTGTAAATCTGCTTTTTCGTCATCATACATTTGATAAACTGTATTTGCAGTCCAGTTATGGCGATTGACAACAAAGCGCATGTCTCCTGAATCCATTCTCTTACCGAAAATCATATTACGAAAGACTTCGTTTGTCGTCTTTTTAATATTTTCGAGCGGCGCATTCACTTCTTCGATAGTAGTCGCGACCGTTTCATGATCACCGACGAACGCGTAATAAGATGTATTTGCACCTTCAACGACCGATTCTAGCAGCTGATCGATGATATGCGTCTTAAACGTTGCTGGTACAAGTGTCTTTGCCATTTTTTATCTCTACGTATTTTCTATTACGGTGTTACTAAAGAATTGATTTTGGTTAATAAACAAACCGAACTGTTTAATATCAAATATTGATTGTGAATCGGTTGCATTTATACCTACTGATACTTCAGACGTACCAACATATCCACCGAATGGTTTAGAACCAGCAAGGTGCAACACTTCAATCAAAGTATTTTTATATAAGCTAAAGGGTAGTGCGGTTAATACTTGATATGAATATTCTTGATAAAAATCATTGTCGTGTAGATATTTATCCGCACTGAGGAAAGATCTACGATTTGTATGAGTACCTGGTGCAATACCATGTTGCTCTACAAATCCATATGTAGATATAGTCTTGCTCGAATCAGTGGCAGATTGCAGCAATAACTCTTCGCCTGGTATATATGAATTAGTAGAAGACGAGAATCTTTTACCAAAATAACCAAATCCTGAATCAATAATACTTAGCTCTGTTGCAAAACCGTCACCAGTTCTAGCAGGAGAAAGAATACGAGCATTCATACCTGATCTCGGTTTCATTCTCATTTCATCAACTATTTCGATAATAGCAGAAATAGCTGATACATCACCGGTAATTGTATCGCCTATTCTAAAGTCGTCTTCTGTAAAGAGATTATTTTCTTCGATATTTGCAGTATTCGCATCATCGAATTCATTGCTCAAATATAATCGAGTCGCGTGAATAATTCGATTCTCAAAATCAAAATATGTTATCTTCGCTTTAGCATTTTTGCCAGTAACTGTAATTTTCTCACCAACCTGGAAAGATTTTTGAACGTTATCATCACCTTCGTCTTCATATTTGATATAATAATCATAACGCTCTAAGTGTCGTGCCCGCGGGTCATATAGTATAAACATCGGATCTATACCATATCCTTCGCCTGGATTTGATGTTACTATCGTATCGACAGCACCAACTTGAATAGCTGTATTAGTATATGATAATGCTTCTGATAATGTAGTTGAGTTATAGTCAATAATTCCAGCCAATGTGTTGCCGGCATTTTCAGAAATAAATGCAAACTCAGAATTAGATTCATCGCCGACATCAATTGTATCAGTATTCGATATCACTGTATCGAGGCTCAGCGCGTCTATTTTTAACAGATTTCCGTCTGAGTTTAAAGATTCGTATGAGAAAAAGTCTACAGTGTCAGTACGTGTTGATTCTGGTCCTTTAAATGTTGCTTCAGTAGAATACGAATAACTTTTATTATTTGACGAACCGGGAATATAAGAGTTAATATCAGTATTAGATGAGTATGTATTAGCTAGCCGTTTGAATGGTGTTCCAGTAGAAATAGTAGCGTCGTACTGTATCATACCGATTTGTACGTTTGAGATACTGTCAATAGTAAAATATGCATCATCACTTTCTCTATAAAATGGCATATTAGATCTGAAGAAACCGACATCACGTGTGACATTAACGAATTTTTGGTTTGTTTCAGTAATAATAAATGTATTTGCTACAACTACTTTAGCGAATCGTTGTTGCGCTGTAGGTTCTCTTTGAGAAAGTACGTCACCTGCCTCAGGCGTTGTATCACCTACATACTCGATAGTAAATGTATTTCCAGTTGCAATAACGTTTGCGGCAATACTAGAATCGATAATAGCATCAATAGTATTATTAGATTCTAGATCGATTGCAATTGTGTTACCGCTATTGTTTGCATATAAAATAGTCAGCTCACTTCCTTCTATTTGTCGACTATCATCAGTGATAGAATAACCGTTTGCGTTATCGGCATAATCTGACTTAGTGTAATTTATTACAAATGTGTCATCAACTGGGTTTAATTCTACAATCGTACCAGTAAATACAACGTTACTATCTGGATCAGCATCATTGGCATGAGCTGTAAGCTCCATTCCTAATTCTAAATCTTCGAAGTCTGTGTTGCTTAATCCAGCGGTTTCTACTCTGACAGTCAATAGATCTTGTTTAGCTAGTTGAAACTGTTGGAAAGGATCTGTCTGATAGAAATAATGGTCATCCTCAAATATTAAATTGTTAGCGACTAGAATTCTATCAGTGCCTATTACCTCAGCATCAGGTCCGTAGCCCCAACCGGTATATTCACCATCGATAGAGAATAGTACAACACCTACTGCGGATTCGGCTTCTGTAACGATGGCCTTTGCTTTTTTGCCATCACCGTCGGTTACGTTTACTGTTTCTCCAATCTCAAAACCAGGCGTTGATGCTAAAATTTCAAAACGACTGAGAGATCCAACAATAGTATTTCGGGCACTAGAAGTTCCTAAATCACTATCGCCTACAGCAAACACATCTTCTTTTGTTCTAAACGTACCATTTAGATTACTGAGTGTCAGAACATCAATAAGTCTAGAACCTTTTTTAACTTTTACTAGCTTTTCGCAATACGCACTTGCTTGTGATTCTACACCAAATATTTGTTGTCCTACGAAATTAACATTCTTAGGACTCGGAATCATTTCAATGTAATTTTTCTCTTCCCATGTGTTATCAGATAGTTTAAAAATATCATTTGATGGATTGTATACTCTCGCTTCGAGACCATATACAAGTTTAAAGAAAAGATCGACTGCTCTCGAAGAACCTTTCGAACGATAGAAGTCTAATGCATTCTTGATGAATAGACGCTTATTAGTTGCAGTATTAAACTGAATATTTGGCAAATACTTATTTTTGAAGTCAATAATAAAATCATCGAGAGTCTTGTCAATGTCTCTGTAATCAGTCAATTGACGAGCATGATGTGTAACGTCGGCGACATTTTGTATTGTTTGTTCTAACTTTTCACTATACCACTCTTGTGTTTCTAACCATTCATAATACGCTTTTACAAACAAAATGAAGAGCTGCCCTTCTTCTTTATAAAAAGCTGGAAACTGGCTCTCTACCAGTTGACTAATCGTATTTTCAATTTCTATTGACATTAAATCGGTTCTACCGTAACGTTAATATCTGAATCAAGCACCCTGAGAATAGTTGTTCTATCAGCACTGACGTCTCTATCTCGAGGAGTTACACTGACTTTTAAGAAACCTTCTGAGGGTTTAACAAAGAAATCGTCAAATAAAAGTTCACCAGTCTCATAATCTACAGTACCTACTTTTGTTAACTGAACATGTGGATCAGAATTAGTAACGATAATAAGTTCTCCCAGTCCATTATCTTCAATCAAACAATTTTGACCGTTGAATATGAAACCGTTTGTTTCTACTACAGATCTTTGACTAGCCGAATGCTCACCAATTTTTTGACCAATATCATTGACGAGCGCCATACCAAAATCTAATCTATAATTTTGTCTCTCAGTTAGATTGAGAGGAATATATTTTGTCACTTGTAAATCAGTATCATTACTGATAATTGCATTTGATGCAGCATCAATAGCAGCAACTAATTTACTATAACGCAATGTTTTATTAAATCCTTCAATATTATTAAAATTATAATTTTGAATGGCGGCAATGACAAAACCATTAATGTCGTCTACACCCAATGATGTCTGTGATGTATCATAACGTACTTTAGTATTAACAGTAATATATGAATATTCAGCTTGTACAAAATATGGTGTGATAGATAAAGGAGCTCGGGGTTCAATAAAGTCTAAAAACTTATCGCGAAGAATTGGTGGCAACTCGTCAGTATTTTTTAAATCGACTGCAATAATTACACTACCGTATCGTGGTGGTTTAAATTGCTCGCCACCAAATGCAACTACATCGTTAATTTCAGAGAAGTTTGCTTTTAACAGTGTAGCATAATCTTGTGCAGTTACAACACGTTCTTGAGTACTAAATGCTCGCGGAGCATTAAATTTAATAGAGTCAAGAGATTCTGGTATTGAACCTCCTGATGCAGGAGTTTGTTCTTTGGTTTCTTCATCAACAACCAAATCTATTCTTGTGACCGTAGCTGTCCCGATATCGTCATCAGCTGAAAATTTTCTAATACCGTTAGGTAATTCACCGTTACAAATTCTATATTCTAACAAGACAATTGAATCACTTTTAGGCGGTCGACCGATTACGCCATCACCAAATATGACTTCGTATGTATCATTTACAGCAGGTTCGACAAAGAAAATTTGGCTAGAAGCACCGAGATCAAAGAGCGAATCTTTTCTTTCGTAAGTCAAAACATTCTCGCCGTTGTCTTCAATCACAGTAACTCTTATACTATTAGTATCAACTGTTTTATTCGTAATAATGAATCGAGGATTTTCTGTTGAATCAGTAACGTATGAATCTTGTACATAGTCACCTTCGGCTAACACAACATTGTTAGCTACAAAAAGATTATTGCCTACACTTCGAGCTTGAATATTTTCAGACGTTGAAAATGTAAAATTTCTATTGTCGAGTGTACCTGTAAATGTAGTTCCTCGAGGAATAGTAATCTGTGCATTTTGAGCCGAAGTATCTGACAATGTAATGTTTACTCTTGCTGTCGCTGATCTAAATGATCGCGGCAAGTAATTCAATTCTTTTGCGTGTGAAATAATAGAATCTCTCATCAAAGCAGAATCGAGGAACATTTCGTTTGCAATCATATTCAGATAAAATGCATTAAGGTTTGTATTATATGCTAATACATCGAGCAAGACATTAATATTCGAAGCTTCGAAGTCGTAGTCTTTAAAAACATCTTGATCTTTAAGATAACGTTTTAAGTTATTTTTAATCGAATCAAAATCAAGAGTTGTGAGATCGTTACTGATTGCCATTTTATCTTACTCTGTAAAGTGTTAGGTCTAATGATTGTGTATCGACTGTAGTGACTACACTAAATGTAATATTCATATGAATGGTTAACTCATCACTACTTAATGTAGCTACAACATCAATGACTCTTGCCCTCGGTTCATAAGTTTCGATCAACCATTTAACATGATCTTGAAGTTCAATCATCAACATCGGCTCTACATTTTCGAACAGATATCGACTAACATTACCACCAAAATTCGGTCTACGTAACCTTTCATATTTATTAGTCAACACCAGATTACGTATAGCTAGTTTTACTGCGTCTACGTTTGTCTTCCTGGATATTTGACCGGTCTGTGGGTGAGCTAGAAATGTGTGATTAAAATCACTATACAGATCTTTATTCCGTTTGACCTGTTTGTATTCTTCGTTCTTGAGTGCTGTCTTAACGCCCATGGTTTTCTCTTTTAATTGTTATTTATGTTCCCGCGTAACCAGTATATTCTGTTGTCGCAGTATTAGCATCGAGTTCTACTTCGTGTCTATGACTTGGCAATGTAGCAGCTGCGTCAGCCGCAGCACTATCAGCATATGCTTCTGCTGCGCTTTGAGCCGATGCCGCTGCAGCATCTGCATAAGCTTCAGTAGCAACGTTCGAACTATCAACTTGTAATGAACCACCAGTCACATTGATAATACTACCACTGATTGTGAGTGTAACCGTACCATTCGTGACAGTCATATCAGAACCATCGGTTGTAATAGTAAATACACCCGTATTAAATGTAACATCAGGCTTACCACTACCACATTCATCAAGAATATAAGCATTACAATTAGTAATAAATGTATTTGCTTTAATTTCGAAATCTTCTGTACAACTATTACCTACACCATCTGATACCCCGCCAGCACCGCCGGCGCCTTGTGCGGCCGCGGCGAGTGATTGTAATTGACCAGCAAGTGTATTCGCTTGTTGTTGCATTGTCTCTGCAAACTCGAGAACTTCAACGATATTATTTGCAAAAACTTCAGAATAAGGGGTTGTATTTTGAACAGGAACACCTAAGACTGGTGTTTCGGGTTCCGTTCCTCTTAAACGAGGTCTAACACTACCAAAACCAATTACTTTAGGTATGAGTGTTTTTTCACCGTTAGTAGGATTTCCAATAGTCGGTTTTTCTGAACCATTTTCTACTTTAGTGGGAGGAGAGCCCGAACCAGGTTGGACACCTAACGCGCCCTTACCAAATATTCTTTGTAATGGTACCCCGGGAGTACCTTTGCAATCATCCATCACTTATTATCCTGTCAATGGTATTTGTAAATTATTTAGAGTATCGATGCTATCATTAATGCTATCAACTGAAGACTCAACAGAACTGATTTGAGTCATAGCTGAATCAATCTGAGCATCCATTTCGTCAGACAACGCCAACAACTCGTTATAACCAAGATCTTCAAGCGCTTGATCTTTAAGATTTTCGTAAATAGCATTTGCTTGATCATAAAGTGAGATAGCATTAGTCATAGCAAAATCAATAATTTCTTGCATAGCGCCAAGTACTGCGTTAGTGATACAGTCAACAAGTCGAACAGCAGCATTTGCAACTGCTGATGCTAAACCTGCTAAAGCTCCAGCCAATTGAGCTAAGTCAGTTGCTAATTCAATGGCCGCAGCAATTTTTGGACTGACCATTCCTGTTACAACCTTCTTCGCCCATTTAATAATCTTCAATGGATCACTTGGAATTTGCAAGATAGGTGCATACTGACTCATCAGATCACCAATTTGTTCAGCTTGCGCTGCAATATGATCTTTGACTTGACCAACATACTCGTCTAATAGTGCTTGTAATCTTTCACAGCTAAATTCACCAGGCACAGATTCGACGGTGCCGTCTGGATTTTCTACGAGCGTAACTCCAGTGGCTCTTTCTAATTCTGCTTGTGCTTCTTTTATTTTAGCTGTTGTAACCGAAACACTCATTTATGCCTCCATAATGATACCACCAGAAACTTGGAAGTTTTTACCGGTAGCATCTGTGATAACTCCATTGTAAGCACCTTTGACACTTAACTTGCCGCTTACAAAGAGGTTTCTTGATTCTGATTGTGTACCTACACTTACATCACTAATAAATGTTGTGCCATGGTCTGCTACGACTTGAAAAGCCATGACTTCAATAGAATGGCCGAATTCACATCTATCGAATCGATTGCCGTGTACATGAGTAGCCATATTGCCGCCAACTTTTAAAATATTATTATTAGCAACAAATGTATTCATAGTATTTGCTACATCAATGAACAAACTACGTGAGTCAGCGTCAGCTTTCTTTCTCTCATCTGCTGGTTTTACACCGACTGCAATATAATAATTATTATTTGCAACACTTGTATAATTATT